GAATCTTTACCAAATCCATCCATATTGGTTCTAACAAATGTTGCACCATCACCAGTTCCAAGATTAAGACGATTAATAACTATTTCATCTTCATTTTTGTTTACTAATATTGTATATAGTGCAGTATATTTGTGACCGGCTAAGTCATCCGATTTATCAAAAGTTCTACCTATAACAACATACTCTTTATCATATCCAGAAATTTGATTGGTATTTGGTTCTTCACCAGTTACATGGGTTTGTGCTATTTGTAGAGCTCTCTCACGAGCGGCACCAGCACCCAAACTATCGGATTCCAATAAAACTCTTTTAACGAGTTTTCTTATCTCCGTTCTCATATGTTTGGAAATTTCTATAGCTGCTAATTGTTTCAACGCTTTTTCCTTTGTATCATGAGTACCAAGTTTCTTACTACCATCTTTGGAATACACTTCCCATTTACTTCCAACATTTTTAATCATTTTCTTTTCAATTTTCTATCTGGTGAATATCTACGAAACCCATCTCTAACTTTTCTCCACAACATTCTCATAAAAGTTCTTTCACCATCGTGTGTTCTATTCCAAGGTCCAGTTTCAATACCTCTTACTATATCCAACGCGTCATATCTACCACCTTTTACACCATCCATCATAATCTTAATGACTTGTTGTGATGCTTTACCTAAAATCTTTGACATAGCTTTAATGTCTTTATCGAAATGTGATTTTGCTTCTTGTGAACTCCAATTAGCGGGTAATGCCCAAAAATCTTCATTTACAGATTCTTCCACTATATTTTTTAACTTAATCACAACTAATCTCTGTTATATGGAAGAACTTTATTTAAAGTTTCTCTTCTTTTAGTACATCCATTACATTCTTTAATTGTTCCACGAGATATAGTTTTTATAGCACGAGAAATTGTATCACCAATACCTTTATCAATGTTTTTAATAGTCTGTTTTTCAATTTTTATAAAATTTTTCATATTAAAGTTTCATACTCGCTCTTTTTTTCAAAGATTTAGCTCGTTTCTTCTGAATTTTACCCATTTGAGACTTCATTTTTTTCATTCGTTTTCTAGCAGCTTTTTTTCCAGTTTTTATATCTTTACTGGTCTGTTTTTTACAACGTTTTCCACCACTATCTACTTTAAATCCTGGTGGACATTCTAATTTTTTTACTCGTTTACCTTTTTTAATTCTTACAACCCATTGTCCAGATTCTATTAAATTTTCATCTTTTTTTTTACCTTTATCACTATCATCTTTATCTACACTACCGTGCATAGTAAATCCATATTCATCTTTAATATACTTTCTTATGAACTTATAATTTTTTAATAACAATTTAGCATTTTCATCTAAATCTTCAAGTGCATTACGAACGGTTAGTGTATTTAAATCATTTTCCTCTGGACTTTTTTTGGGGTCGTTTGGTTTCATAATGAAATCCATGTATTTTGTCATATTAGTAAGGGTAGGAATCAGATTCATGGCCGCACCCATCATACCAGCTATCAAATTTTCAATTGTTGGGTCTTTGTCACCCTCAGTTAAAGCTTCGTATCTAAAGTCTCTCCACTTTTTCCACATAGAATGATTCATATTTATATTCCAGTTAATATGTCTGAAATTATTGCTTCAGTTCTACACCATTTATCACAAGTAGTTCCATCATTACGTGTATTTTCTTTATTAACACCTTCATTCATTGGATGCATAAAAGCCCCATGTGTAGATGGGTTAGAAACAAAATCAAATGCTATCAATTCGAAATCTTTTTGTACTTCTTGTGTATCATCATCGTTTGCGGATTCAACAGAACCAAGTCCTCGTGAAGAAATACCAAGTTTTATACCAGATTTAAACAATTCTTTTAAAATGTTACCAGCTGGTGTAGAAAGAACTTCACACTTACCAAGTAAATTATCACCTTCCCACCACATCTCTTTAACATTGTGTGATGTATTTTTTAAATTAACAACCGAAGACTCTGGATGGTCTAATTCACCAAGAGCTCTACTTTGTTTAATAAATTCTTTTGTATATTTTTTAGCTTCACGTATTAAAACTTCTTTTGGATAAATACGACCATTTTGATTTTTAGAATTAGCTCGCTGTAACACACCACTAACTACCAATCTACCACGATTATCTGACATGGACTCGTTTATTTGTTGTGATGTTACCTCAAAGGGTAAAATATCTATTAAAAGTGATTTTGACATCGATTTAACTCCTTATTTCATAAAATCAAATTCTTGATTATTATATTGTGATTCAAATTCTTCGGTATAATCTTTCGCTAACTCCAATTTATCTTTTTTTGAAAATGTACTTTGGTCACCACCATAATTTTTAATATATTGTTTCACCCCATCGTCAATTAGGTACATAAAAGCTTTTATAGCTAATTTAGACTCGTATTTACCCTTTTTCTTAAACTTACTCAAATTTTTGAGTATTGGAATATACCTCGATTTATAAATTCTTGCATCATTATCTATAAAAAGACGTAATTCTCTAACTTCTTGTGATATTTTTTCTTTTAATATACCACTTCTATCAAGTTTTATTATTTCTTCATATATTATTTTTAAAAGTTTTTTATTAAATGTTTCAACTATAGGTTTATTACTCTTTCTATCAAATTGTTTCTTTTCATCAATTTTATGCAAAACAAAGTTTTTAGCTAATTTTTTTTCTCTAAGAAAAGTAGCATCCCCGAATTTTCTACTTAAAGTAGTGGGTAAAGTTGCATTACTACCATGATTTACAAAATGAGCTACTCTTTTAGCATCTACCTTATAAATTTTTCTCCATTTATTTTCTGGTAGATTATTTAACCAAGAATGTACTTCCTTTATTTTAAATCTCACGACTCAACTCCTACTTTTTAAAATTTCTGTTCTCATATCATCCAGTTTTTTAATCCATTTATCAATAAATTGTAAAGTTTCAACCTTACTTGGTTCTTTACCTTTAACTTTAGTATTTTCAACAACCCATCTTCTTTTTAAATTAGATAAACTACGTAATCTATATAAAAAGTGTAGACCGTCTTTTTTCCAAGACGTAGCCATTGTATCACCTAAAATCAATTAACTTTTCTTAGTTTTGGGTCAATAGCCAACATATATCCCAAAACCGTTGGTTTCTTATGACCACCACCATATCCAGACTTTTTCTTCTTTTTCTTTTGACTTATCCAATGTGGTGTTTTTGGAGGCCCTTCGCCCCCATCTATATTACCAGTAGCTGATGCTTCATTTATTACATCAATTATTATTTGTCTCAACAACTCTTTAAGTTGTTTGGTTTTAATTTTTTGAGATGACATTTTTAACTTCTTTAACTAACTCATAATATCTCATTAAATTGACAACATCTTCATCCTTAACAATTTTATGATTTGTCATCTTCTTAGTTAATTTTGTAGCTTCCTTTAATTTTATAACAGTAACTTTATCGTCAACTTCTTTTAAACTCAATCTTAACGTTTTAGTTAATCTTTTAACTTCAGTATTAATAAATTCTCTTAAAGAATTCGTATTTGAAATATTCTGTATATATTTTTTAAGTAAAACTTGTTGTTCTTCATTTAAAGATGAATACTTTGTATTAAACTTGTCTACTAAAATACTATAAGATAATAATCTCAAATCTTTATCTTGTTTTTTATATTGTTCAATTATCTTATTTGTTTTTATATTAGTGTCTATCTTTTTTCTAATAATATGTTCAACTATTGCAAATCTACTTTTAACTTCGTCAGTCGGGTCATGCTTTGTACCATCAGAAACATATCCAAACACTTTATATACTGAAGCTAAGAGTTTATAATTAGGAATACGTGAACTAAAAAATTCACTAATAACATAATTATCTTTTATATCCTTAATGAGATTATATTTTTCTTGTTTTAATTTTGTATTAGATAATTTAGTTCTTGTTTTAACAACGGCATCAATTAACCTTTCAGCTTGATTTTCATGTGAAAACTTTTCATGTGCCAACACATTATAAAGTTGTAATTCTTGGCCAAGTTCCGTACTTTCTTTAAAATATTTCTTAATCAACATAACGGCGGTGGATTTCTTTGCATCTTTCATAATATCAGCGGTAACTTGTCTGGTTAACAACTCAAACAATATTCCAGTATTTTTAATTTTTAAATGCTTTATAAGTGAACTCATTTGTTACTCCAATTAATTTTTGTACTATAACACAATTATAAATATAGAAGAACTTTATTTATCGTTATCTAAAGTATCTTTTACTTCTCGTTTATACTCTTCTTCTAAAGAGTTTGTTTCTTGTAATAATTGTAAATCTTTCTTTCCCATTGACTTTTTCAACCTCTCAAAGTGAGCTAAAGCTAATGACGAACCACCTTTTTTCATATCAACAACTCCGAGCGGGTCTCTTCCTCTAGCCGAACCATCTTTACCAAATTTAGCTGGTCTTTTTGGTCTACCTGCACCTTTCCACCCACCTTTTGGTGAACCACCTTCTGGCCCAAGTTCATCTCCAGTTCTATGCATACCATCATCTCTTGGCGATGTCAAATCATCTTCACCAAACTCATCCTCTCCAGGGCCACCTTCCGCGGCTGGGTCTGTACCTTCTTGTTCAATAGCTTCATATCTAAATTGTCGTTTTTGGTCATCAATGATTTGTAATCGTTCATTTGCTTTTTCTTGGTCAGAAAATCCAAAAATTTTATCATATATAAATTCTGTTGATAAAAGTTTATTATCTTTCATAGTTCCAGCCAAATCAACTTTACTTGACCACAACTCTATTTTTTCTTGTTCATATATCATAGATGGATTTGTCAACTTCAAACTAAAATTAACAAGGTCTGCATCACAATATCCTTGTGAATATAAATGAACAATACCAATTTTTGTTAACTCACTAACAACAATTCTTTGAAGTCTTTCAATGGTACGTGCAAACCTAACATCTTCTGCGGCTAAAGTTGCTTTTGCGTTCAACTCTTCTTCATAACCAAGAAACGCTTTAGGTATCTTTAAAGCGGCTAACATTTTGTTTCGCAAATATTCAATATCATCTACTGTTTCATATGATAACCCAGGAGCTTCAGTTATTTCGGTTCCACTATCTCCACCACGTACTGGTAAGAAAAAATCTTCAGTTAAATTTTGAATATTATATTTTAAATTATAATCGCCTGTATCTTTATCTATAACTGGTGCTTTCTTCATCTTATTAATAATACGTTGCATATAATTATCAACTTCATTTGGTGGTATATTACCAATATCAATCTTAAATATCCTCTTCTCTGGTGCTCTCATAATACGATGTATTAACATAGCATCTTCCATAAGTGACAATTGTTTCCAAACTTTACGAGCACCTTCAACCATAGACTTACCATATGGTAAAAGATTACTATCTGATAATAGTCTAAAGTGTGCTATCTCATAATTTTCAAATTCATTGTCAGCTTTACCTGCCGAATATGTATGTACACTTTGTCCACCTTCCACAACAAATTTTACATAATGTGGATTGGTTTCATCTTCTCCTTCAACTCTGGTAATATCATATGCAGACAATGGAACTACATTTGTAATTCCATATTTTTCATGTATCTCAAGTTGTAAAAAGAAATCACCATACTTACACATATTACGAATCCATGGCCATAAATTAAATTCTATATTAATAATATCATAATATAAATTCTGTAAAATATCATTAATATTATCATCTTGGGAATGTATTTCTAATATCTTACCATACTCAGACCGCATTGTTGATTCGTCTGCATAAATATCAAGTGCTGATGATATTATAGGGTCGGCATCCATTGTTTCATAGTCTTGAAATAAACCAATTCGCTGTGATGATTGGAACATATTATTTTTAGTACCATAACCTATATTTGCCATGTTTGTATATAATTTAGTAAATCTATCGGTGATATCTTTATTTATAGATTGTACTCTATTGGTGTCAGCTACTTTTAACCTCTTTCCACCAGCATGCCTTACAATCACATTTGTTGAAAATAGTCTTTTTAATCTACTTCTTAAACTTGTATCTGCCATGTTACCCTCTTATTATTTTATTAACCAAGTTAAATCTTCTTGTTCTTTACCAACATCCATCTTCCAAGAATCATTTTCATGTTCACTACCTTCTTCATATATAGCTTGATGTGATTGAAAATAGTCTAATGAACGTTTTGTCAATTCTATACCTTCTGCTCTCAATCTTAATGCAGTATCTCTAACCCACAAACCTATTGCTAAACTCATAACAAGGTCGTCATTATATCCAGTCATAGCTATAGCTTTACCATTCTTATATATAAATACAAACAACTCATCAATTAATCTTTGCGAATGAATTTTAACTGATTTTTCTCTAAAATATTCATCTAATTTTGCAATAACAAGTGGTCTTGTCTTGGAAGTCATACTAAATCCAGGCACCATATTTCTATCAGTACTTCTATACCTATTTGAAATCTGTCTAGCCGTATCAACATATGTTAAATCCTTTGATGTATAAAATAAATTTGGATATTCTGAATCTATTATGGTTTGTATAGCCGACCAACCAATATTATTATTTTCAACAATCAATAAAGCTTTATTATATTCTGTCGCTATACTAACACACATATTACCAAAATCTTTAGTTCCAATTTTACCTTTATATTCTGCAACTTGTTCCATTTGTTCAATATCAAATACATGGAACGCAGAATAATCGGAACCATCACCTCTACTAACATCTGCACTAACAACATAATCTTTAGAATAATCTGGATACTCCCAAACCCACATATTTGAATCAAATCCTCTACGTTCTATTGGTTCTTTCACTTGAGTTTCTCTATATTCTTCTATAATCATCCCATCTATTACCGTTTGACCAGATGTTATAAAACTACAATCACATTCTTGTGCAGCTAAGGAAGGCCCCAATAAAGTATCTTGTTTAGCTCGCCATTCCTCCTTCCGTTCTGGATGTATTGTCCAATGTAACTTAATAAAGTTCCATCCATTAATACCATCTTCGGCGTCCATCCATATTCTATGAAACCAATTACCAACACCATTCGGTGTAGACAATGCAATACATTGACCACCTGTAGACAATGTTTGTGACGCGGCTGCCCATATCCTATCAATATTGTCAATAAACGCCGCTTCATCGAGAACAAGTAATGATAACGCTTCTGAACGACCCGCTTCATCTGAACTAGCTACGGCTTTAACTTGTGAACCATTTCTATATCTTAATGACAATTTATTATCTTCTACACAACTTTGTTTTAACCACGTTGGCAAATTAGCATGCATTACACGAACTTTAGTTACAAGATTTTTCGCCGTATCTTGTTTTGTAGCTATAACAAGAATATTTTTATCTTCGTGAAATGTCATCATCCATAATGAATACCCGGCCGTCAAGGTAGACATACCTAATTGTCTTGCTTTAAGAATTACATTAAGTTCATGACCTTTAAAATCATTCAATGTCTTTTCTTGAAAATCCCAGAGATGAAACGGTATTTTACCTTTTATTGGGTGCTGTATCATACAATACTTTTTCATAAAGTATACTGGGTCTTTAGCACATTTTACATACTCAGACCTAATTAACTTTTTTAAGTCTCCTGAGTTACTCATTTATGATACTGAACTCGTATATTGTGTTTGTATTTTAGTCAAGTATGTTTTAGCTTGAGAAACTAAATCCGCATCAGCTGTCGAAGCTTCTAAATCTACTATTTCGGTTTGTAATTCTGTTGCTATTGTTGACAAATAAATTGAATTACGTAAATTCTCCCTCTTATTACCACTAAGAGTTTGTATTTTCGTTTTTAACTCAGCTATTGATGTTACTGCCATTTTTTACTCCTTCATTATCTAATTTTAATAATTCTAAATTAATTCTTTCTAATAAATCAGTATAATTGTCCACTGCTTCAGTTGCAAGTTTTTCTAATTGTTCTTTATCTGTACTCCAAGTTTCCTTTTCTACGGTATGACCATCTGGATTAACCTGATTATAAAAAGTTACATCTCCTTGGGTTTTCCACTCTTCAACACCCTCTAATTGTTCAGTTACAAAAGAACGTTGATTCAACAAAACTTTCTTTTTAGCCCATTCTTCATATTTACCCTCAATACGAAGTTTATTTTCAATTTTTACTTGACAATCAAAGCAATGACCAAATAATCTCCACATCTTATCATTTACTTTAGCTTTCATCGTCTTCTTACACTCAGGACAAAACCAAGGCATTCTAACTTCCTTCATGATATCTGTCAAATGCCCCTGTATTGTTTCTCCTGTGAGCTTTTTCTTCTTGCCCTTATATCCAACTATTATTCTTTTTTCGGGGGTCTCACCTCTTAGAATAGATTCCATCGCTTTATATTCACGAACTCGTTCTTTTCCACTTTTTCCAAAATCACTCATAATTATCCTATATGTATTTTAATAAACCTAAAATTTGATTGATTGGTGCAAAAGTACCAGTATACTTATATAATTTATCACCATACGTGAATGTTATACCTTCTGATGAAACGATTGAACCAAATCCACCTATTGCTTCTAATTTTTTTAATTGACCTTCTAATTTTTTTATCAAACTTAAATCACCACTACTTTGAATAGCCTTAATAGTAGATTCTAAATCATTTTTAATTTTCAACGCACCAGCTTCTGGGTTAGCAGTCAACAAATGTGTCATATTCAACATTATTTCTGCGCCAAGTCCTAAAAATAATTCTTCCCAGGGTAAAATATTGTCTTTATATATTTCTTTGTGGTTTTCTTTATCAGTTTCTAACACCCAATTTAAAAATTTTGGAAATTCCTTTAAATCTTTTTTAACTTGTGATAACTTATATGACTTATCAAAGAAAGCCCATCGTTTAACTAATTTAATAAACACACTTTCTGGTAATTTAGTCTTTGTTTTCTTTGTAGCTTTAGTAATGTAGTCTGTCCAAAACGCTTGATGATAATCACCCAAGGTATTGCCGGCTTTCAACTTATACTTTTTCTGTAAAGAATTTAATTTACCAATATAATATTTTTTACGTTTTGAAAAATCCTTTACTTTTGGTAATTCTACTACTGGTGGATATTCAATTGCAAATTCACTTTGTACATCTTTATCAATTTGTTTAATCATACCGGCTAACATACGAGCGAATGAAGACATATCCCCAATTGGAACTCCCATCTCATCATACTGAATTACACCGTGGAATATTAACAATGATTTTTCATATGGTACGACATTAGCTGTTTTTGGATAGATAATTTCCAAAGACATGAATTGTTCACCTTCTTTAAAAATTTTATCTTTTTGAGCGTCGCTAAGAGCACTTATAGCGGTTTCTAAATTTTTCATAGCCATACTAAACGCCGTGTGTAAATCACCTCTACCTGCAAACATCTTACTAATCCCAGTGGTAGTTAGAGCACTAGCACCCCTATCTCTTAAATGTCCTTTGTTTCTGGCGGCTATAAGTTTACCATCTCGCCAACTTATCATTATATTCTGGCCATCTGTCTTTTCAGTAGCTGGTTTCTCTTTACTAATCTCTCCTTTTAAAGTATTAGTAATTATTGTTCTAAAATCTCTAAATGTTAAATTATTATCATCAAATGGGTGAGCTAAATGACCATATGCACCACCTTCAAGTATTAGTTGTTTTACTTCATCAACTATATCTATTTTTTCGTTTAAACCTTTCCATCCAATACCTTTCTGTTTATCAATTAAATTTAATTGACCAATTTCATCGTCTGGTTTTTGTTTTTTAACTGGTAAACCCGCATCACTCATATCAGCATTTGTTGATAATGTAGCTTTCTCATGTTCAGTTCCTTTAGAAGACCACGTAGTTTTACCTTTACCATATTCATTAGTTGGTTTTTGTGATATTTGAACACCTTTACTATCTGTACCCATCCACTTGATTATTTCCCATCCAAGTCTTTCTAACACACTACTTAATCTTAATTTATATTTTTTCATTACTTGTTTATCACCTGGTATAGAACCAGCTCTTCCAAATGTCACGGCTGAGATTGGATTCCTAATCATAGTAAAATCCATATCAGGGTCTAAAACTTCTTGTCCTTTATCTTTAATCAAAAATTCTACAACACTCCAACCTGTTTTTTGCATAAACCAAGGAACTGCATCTTTTGATACTCTATAATAATCCGAAAAATTTTGGTAGAACGTTCCTGGCCCATCATCTGGAGCTCCACCACCTGCATTTGCACCCCTCTTCGAATTAGTAGTCGCAATTGTTGAAGCCTCTTTTAAAATATTCTTTATATTATTTTCTATAAGAAATTGACCAATTACTTCTTTTGTTAATAATACACCATCAAGCTTTATATGGTCAAACATTACTCTATTCGTTATAAAATCATACATTGAATTATCAAACTTGCCAAAAATAACCTTAAATAATTTTTTCTTTTTCTTTTCATCTATATCAGGCGAACCCAATAACTTTCTAACTTGTGTTCCACTTATATTAGTGCTACCAACTTTCAACTTAAACGTTGGTACTATATAAATATAACCGGCATCTTCGAAACCCTTCATATTTTTTCCAGTAAATTTCGTATAATACTTACCACCAAGTCTACCCGCATCTTTTTTACCTAAACCAACAACTAAAGCTGTTGTTTCTGAATCAAACTTAGATAAAATATTAATTGGTGAATAAACATTCTTTTCTTGAACAATAAGACTCTTTTTTATACCATACATTTTACTAATAATTTTCTGTTTTTCTTTAAAATTAAATGGATGTCTATCGCCGCCACTAACATTTGACGTAGCTATATAAACATTATTTTTACCGAATTGCGTAACCATCTCATTATAAGTATTATAGTGTCCAACATGAAAGGGTTGAAATCTACCAACATAAACACCAACTACGTGTTCTATTTTCTTTGGTGCTTCGTCTAAAGTAGCTCGAACAACACTTTCAACAAGTTTTTGCATTCCGTTCAATTCATTTCTCCCTCAATTTTCTTATTTTTCTTTTAATAGAATATCGGTTATCTTCCAATTTTTTCCAAACACCCTTAATTGGTGATGCTCCGGCCGGATACCATTTAAAATACATTAATCTGTCAACTATACCACTATCATCTTTTCCTTCTGCCGCATAAGTTTTATATGCCGTACCCATGTTCTTAGAATACGTGTCAATAACATTAGCTCCAACACCTCGTCCAACGTGTTTCTCTCTCCACTTGTCTCTAGCAACAGCTAACTCTACATATATATCTAAATATACAATAATATTATGATATCCTTGTTGCCGAGTTTTTTTCAATCTACTTAAAATTTTTGCTGGTTTTGACGCTACAGTATCTATTACAAGAAGTTTCCCGGCTTTATGTATTTTAGTATTAAACAAATCCTTTTCATATTTCTTTGCTAAATCTCTTATATCAAAATATGACGCATAATATGATTTATATAATTGTTTATAATACCAACTAGCACCCTTACTCTTATTTTCTTCCCACCAACCATAATCAACTGGTAAACTTATTTGTTTACCTCTATTAGAAGTATAAGTTGTCTGTATTACAAACTCTTGAAAACCTCTTTCACTATTTATCTCCTTTATTAAATGTTGATAATGTAACATTGCAGTATCATATTGTAAAGCTTGTACTTGTGCATCAGAATTAGTTACACTATACCCTGTAAATCCTGGTATATAGGTTTTTGCTTCATTATTAATCCAAGTTGACTTTCCAGCGGCTGGTAATCCCATTAGAACAACACAAAGTTTCCCTGTATCTTCGAGAAACTCTCGAAGTTCAATTTTTATTATTTCTTTTAAAAGTTTTCTTAACATTAAACTTCCAATGCTCTCCTAAACCAACCAAAATAAAATCTTTCCAAATCTGGTTTTCTTGTTACTAAATCGGCATAATACTTAACACGATATGCACGAACTCTATCTAACTCAACACCATCCATTGCTCTTATCGTCATCGGCCCCATTCCACCATCTACCTTTAATCCTGCTCCTTTAGCGTTAGCAGTTTGTTGTAAAATCTTTACTGCTCTTCCTCTACCTTGATTTACACACATATCAAAATAAATATGACGTAAATCTTCTGATAAACTCTCTACTTTATTTTTATCCCAATATACTTCCTTGTAGATGTCTTTAGCACCATCTTTAGTTAGATTGGCTATATCTACGTCAGGGTGTGAACGCTTCGCAATACCAAAGTTTGTCTCGCCACCAGGGTCTTTCGGGTCATTTACATATCCACCCTCGTGCTCTAAAACCACTTCTATTATATCTTCAAATTTTGTTAACATTTTTAACTCCTATATGGTATTTACCTATATATAAATATCATTAATCAAATTTATTGAGTCTTTCTTTAAGATTCTCAATCTGTTTTTGTCTTTCTTTTACTGCTTCTATTAAAGTTGAAACAACTAACTTATAATTTATACCATAATAATCATCTTTTTTAAATACGACCTCTGGTAATACCTTTTCGACTTCTTGTGCAATTAAACCTATATATTTTTTTCTATCATTTTCTTTTTTATATTGAAAAGTTACACCATTTAAGTTTAAAACCTTATCAAGGGCGTTTTTAATGGGTTCTATATTTTCTTTTAATCTATAATCGGATACTGCTGGTTGTAATACACCCTTAGAACTACCCGCTACGTCTATACTACCACCAGTAGCTAATGCATTAACTATAACTCCACCAATCGCACTCATACTGATTTGAGAGTTATCATCATTTACTTCTATATGTGTATCTGTACCATAACCTGACCAATCATAATCGCCAATAGTCACTACCCCCTCACATTGGAATTTTGTTACCTTATTACTAT